GGGACGGCTCTATCCAAAGAAGGGTCTGAATCCCGGGGATGGTGCAAAGTAAGGCAAGTCGCAGTACTTGCATTTTGCACCTGTAACAAAAAATCCATTTCTCCCCGGAAAAATGGAAACATAAGCGAGAGAGAATCAGCGTTCGCATACTGACCCATCCCATCAGGTTGAGTTATAGGTATAGGATAAAGAGAAGAGTAATCCCACTGCACATCGTATCTTCTGGCAATGGATTCTACAGTAGTATATGTCTGCTTTCTATACCTAGTTCTAGTGTTAGTAGCAAACATTAGCTCATCCCCCTGAGATAAACTATCTACGAACATATGTGCATCCGAAATAGTAAACCCAGGTTTAGCTTCAACTGGAACTGAACCTGCCGATCTCAACGAATCAAATTCAAAATCGGGACCGGCATGAACAAAGATATCATACCATATACCTCCGGCTAAATCTCCACCCGTGGAAATAGGAGTATCAAGATCCATCTGTATAACTGGAGTATACTCACCCCCGGCTGCATCCGTTCTTTGCCATCCAAAAGGGTATAGAAACGGCACTTGAACAGACTCAGTGTGAGAACCGCGAACAGTAACAATTCGTGAGATCATATCATTAAGACCAGTTGCAGAAGAATAAGTCTCCCATTTAACTCTTAAGACAATCCGCGCAGATATTAAGGGCGAAGTATAGAACTTATAAGTAAAGACCAAGCTCCCCCTCCAAAACCGAAAATACTGTGAAAAGAAAGAAAGCCTATCACAACGAGTGAGCACCGACGGCCAACAATTAACATATATTGGCCCATCGCTATCGTTAGTAAGCAATCCAGTAGTAACAATGCAAGGTCGTCTGATTATATCCAAAATCTTATGATCGGCACTATTCAAAACAGGATAAGGTAACAACGTCTTGTTCGGAGCCTTACCAGTAAGAGTATCTCCAAACATATCCGGAACATTATGAACCGCTATCTCATTTTTACTCTCGCTATGGATCTCCTCCTGCTGAGCTTCAGAAGTGGGATTGAAATACTCAGAACCCATTCTAAAAGCCTCACTCATAGCGTTACTCGCCTGTTTCTGAATATATCCTTGAGTAGCTTTAACGAACTCACGGCACTGTTCATTAGACATACAAGCCGCAGATAAACCCGCTGCGCTTTGAAACATATGTGCATCACTAAGAGAATAACCAGCTTTTCTCATGCCCTCATCAACTACATTATTAGGTATAAATCCTTGAGTAATAGGATTCACCATACGTGCGTAAACCCTAACAGGAACTATAGTAGTATTACCAGTCGAGAGTGCAGAAAAGGCCCTATCTCCAAAAATAGCCATTCTAAACGCAACCTTAGCAAAAAATTGGGTGACTATATGCCTAGGATCAGAAGTACTATAGTAAGAAATAAGATTCATATACTCAGCAGGAGATGGCCACTTTAAAGTGTAGGTAACGTCCACTTGTTCCGAGACATCACAAACACATGAGCCATTATTAACAGCACGAAAGCAACCGTTCATAGGTCCTCCTAAATCACTAAACCACGAATCTCCTTCCTGAAAAGTACCAATCCCCACAACAGCTCCAGGCTGATAGCCTAAAAGTTGAATGGGTGCTATATAATAACGCCCATAAGCCATAGGAGTAGTAACGGACAAGAAACGAACTTCTATATCCGTTCTAAAATATATAAAACTCTTCAATGCCGCTGTTATAACAGGATCATCAAGCAGCACCTGAAGAGTAGAAACAACATTAGCGCCAATTCCAGTAACCGCTAAACTATCAATCTCCCTCCACCTGGTCAATATGCCATGTGGAGCTTGATTTTTATAGGGCATATCGTGAAAACTAAAGACAGTATCCTGCCGTTTAACCGCAGAATTTTCATCCAAATGGAACTCCATAATATTACCTTTCTCAACCTCAACAGCTTCCTCTCCAGCTCCAAGAGCAATTTTTGCTTCATTTTCTGTATTCATGCTCATGATTATCAATTTCGCGACAACAACACCATGATAATGTCATCGCTATATAAGTTGCACTGTATAGGGCGCTAATACTCTTCTGCCAAAGAGCAAAGTGCATTCCCCAAACCCACTTCAGCGTTGGTTACTGGTTCCCTAGAACCATGGGGACAGTTTTCCTCATATCCAGGAGGTTTGTGAGCAGTTTATGTCATACTCAGGACATTATTGGGGGTTCACAGATAAGTATCCGTGTAACGGTCCATCCAACGATGGTACGTTTCCCCGGTCCATAACACATTAAATCGGCGACAGGCATTCTGAACTCTAAAAGCCCAGTCGTCCCATTCCGACTTTCCATAATAAGCCATCTCCATAGAAGCGGCTTTAATATTTTGTTGGAGTTGTTCTCGGTTTCCTTGCAGGGAACCAGTATCTTTAATCCAATCCAACATATTTTGAATTGATTCCTTATCAAGCGTAGGATAGAGAAAACCATCTCTAATAGTAAATTTACGCTTTAAAAATTCAAGTTCATGTTTTTCCAAGAAATCATTAGAAATAGCATTCTTGGAGGGGGTAGTGTAGGTCATACTGCTCAAAGCCTTAACGCGAGATTCAATAATAGGCATAGTCCAATGTTTACTAAATTCTTCTTTAATTGCCCAAATATTATCATCTCCATATAAGCTTAAGTGCAGATCCCGTGAAAAAGAGGCATTAATAAAATTACATACCGCTCCTCTTCGCGGGTCATGATTACACTCCTCACTACATTTTTGTTGTTCTTGCAACCAAGTAATTTTCATTACGCGATTATTATAAAAAGTATTATAAAGTCCTGTTCCCCAATTTCCTGAGGGATTAACCGCATAACAAAAATAAACATATGATTGTACAATTACAATAGGAGCACAGCAAGAACAACAACAATAAAGAACCTCACGGTATTCAAAGGTCGCGAATGCATATCCATAAAATCGTGCGAAACAAACTCCCATTTCCCATGCCCCTTCAAAGCGGAGAGAAGTATCATAATTGGAGTAATCTCCGCCTCCAAATTTTCCTTTAAAATTAGAGTACTTACGATACAAATCCATCCA